GTAGCGATCTTGGGGCAATGGCGTATCTGCTTGAGCAGCAGCGGTCACAAGCTTCTGATCCACAACGCATCAGGGAAATGCTTAATGTGATCGGCCCTTATCAAAAGGAGATCGCAAGAGAGAATCAACGCATTGGGAAGGAGTCTGCAGAATTTGCAAATATCATGTCTTTCCCGGATAGGGCATTTCGAGCAATGGCCGCGTCTCATTACTACGTGCCTGAGACAATGCAGACAATTGCTCAAGGCATTGGTCGACAAACTCCTTTTCTAAATCGTCAATACACAAGTCTTTAAGCCATGAACTGGAACAGCGGTTTTGGAGTTGATAACAATGGCGTTTTCGGCGCTATTGGCGCCAATTTAGGGAACAATCCTTTTGGTGGTTACGGAGGATTAAATGTCGGTGGTTTTGGAGGCTCCGCCCCTAGCTACGGCGGAGCAGTTTCTACTGGGGCGTTTAATCCTGGCATGGGATTTCTTACTGCAGCAAACGCGGCATTAGCTGGGGTGCAGCAAAAAAATCTTGATAGGTCACTTCAAAATCAATTTGCTGCCCAAAACGCAATGTTTGACGCCAACTTTGGCAAAGAGTTCCTGGCACAATACATGGATCGTCATCGTTCTTTAAACGATCCAATTCGTGCAGCACAGATTTCTACTGACGTGGGACCATACCGTCGTTCTTTAACTAGAGCTAATCTTCCCGACCTTGCTAAGTATGGGAGCTTCGGCGCTTTTTCTTATTCTCCTGTGTAAAACAGGTGCGTTAAAATAAACAGTAAGAGAAAGACGAAGTTAACGTAATGTTACCTGCGATTTTAGGGGGGTTGGCAACAGGGGCGGGCAGTAGCCTTATCGGTGGTTTGTTTGGCGGTGCTTCCAGTGGCCCGACATACGAGCCTTCTCCGTTGATGAAAAGCCTAGAAGACTATGGGCTTGATCAGCTCAGAGCTTCTCCTAGCTTACGCAAATCAATTCGATCTGAAGCAAAAACATACGGTTCCCCTGGTGCAAAAGAAGCTTTTCTTCAGAGTTATATCGGGCGTTTTTCAAATCCTAAGTTCATTGAAAAACAATTAACAAAAAGCTATAAAAAGCCCGTTGACTATGAAGGCGGGCCATATCGTGATGTTGCCTCTTTTGCTTACGGGCAACAGGGTCTTGCAATGCCAGAAGATGCTTTCCAGCAATACGTAAACCTTGCCAAGGCGACTAACGTCCGTAGCCCCGAGGCTTTCTCCGACATTGTACGTAGTGGCATGATCGCTTCGGACATGGTCAAGACACCTGGGGACATTGCCTGGGAACAGCAGTATGGGAATATGCCACGCGATGCGCAAGGTCGCCTCATGAAAGGGATGGTGAAATTTGATGCGGGTAAAGTAAAACAACTAGCAGAAACCATGTTCGGTTGAAGGAGCCACTACGATGTCAAAAGTTAACAAGCTAATCCAACAAGCTGGCAAAAACATAAGTGCCAAAGAGCTGAAAGAAATTCAGCAAAAAACAGGCTATACCCCTGCAAGTATTATTCAACGCGCAGAAAAGGCAGATGTAAACGTCAAGCCTTCTGCTCAAGATTTTGTACAACAGTTTGCTACACAGCAGGCTCAAAAACAAGAGCAAGCAGCACAAGCCGCCGCGAACCCTGGCACACAGGCAGTATTTTCTTATTCTCCGGCAGGTGCGGTTTCCAGTGTTAGCTATGAACCTGTATCCATAGATTCAACATCTCAGCCAAGTTCTTCGACAACAACCACAGCAACAACAACAAGCACAGACCCCCTGGCAGGCTATCAAAACTATTTAGATGTTCAGCTTGCAATTCAAAAAGGTCAACTTGACAACCAAAGAGCCATTGAGCAGCTTAGAGATGCAGGTATGACCGAACGTCAGAAGCTTGTCAATGAAAATAACCTTGCTGTGACCGGTGCAGAAATTAAGGGCAAACTTGATCTACAAGGAATCGTGAATGCTGGTTACAAAAACATTGCTAATATTGAGCGGGGAACCAATATGTTCTCTAGCATTATGGGTGCATTCAACTTTTAAAATGAATGCGCTAAAATAAACTTACAAACTTTTGAAGAAGTTTAACAATGGCTTATTCGTTTACCGCCCCTACGCGTACCAACGCAACCAAAAAGCAGCTTGAAGATGCCGGCCTGCAGCCCGCTGAAGTACAGGAGATTTTAAACGCTCAAGCTGGCCGTCAATACGGTGGTGGCATGTCTGCTGCTGAGTTACAAGACTTTGAAACTCTCATCGGTCGCCTTGAAGGCTCGAAGATGCGTCAGGCAGGCCAAGCAAATCGTGCCCGTCAGCGTGATGTGATGGCCGGCGGTCTCGCCAGCATGATGACAAACTTCTGATCACATGAAGGACGATAACGCTGGCTCTAGTGAACAAGCTGAACTCAATCGTTATCGCCAAGCTGCAGACGTAGCTTATCGATACGCAAAGAATAAACTTGAGTCAAAGACAAAACCAGAAGATAATCCGGAAGAGTCAGCGTTTAGTTCAGGTAAAGAAGAGGTTTAAAAATGGCATCCTCCTATACGGGTACCCCATCTGATTGGGAGACACCCGAAAATCTCGATCCGTACGATCTACTATTTGACGAGGATAAAGCTCGTAAAGCTGCGTCTGCCGTTAAGATCTTCCAAGATGTTTCCGTTGGTTCTACCAAGGAAAAGATGAAGGAGGAAGGCGCTCAGCAACGAGAAACCATTGGAACCTCTGGTAAAGAACAACGTGAGACAGCAGCTCAAGCCCAACGCTTCTCTCAGGAAGACGAAGCACGAGACTATAACCAGTCCCAAAGGGCATATCGATATTGAGATCTTCGGCCAATGGGTCGATAATCTTGACGCACCAACCGAAGAAGCATTCACGGGTTTTTGCTCTGAAAATTATTCGGTAATTGAATGTTATCTATACGCCCGTTTCCTTGGTTACACAGGCAGTATTGCTGGTTGTGATCTATGGGTCCAAAAGAACTATCCCAAGCCTGATCACAGGGCAGTTCTTTTGAATGAGATTGAAGAGATGCAGGAAGATATTCGCAAGCTTCGTGCGGACGTCGATGACGGCATTGTTAAACGTGATGCTGGTGTTGCGCGTATCGCTGGCATGCAAAAGGAATTACGTGGCACCATTGCACAGGTTGAACTGAGCACTGCCAACAAAGATCGCAAGGGTTTGCTTATGGCTGGTGCTGATCGCGCCATACGTGAACTTCTTACCATCTTCAAAGATGACCCAATTGAAGTTCCTCTGGAAGAAGCGTCGATGAGCGTATGGGCTCATATGCAACTAGAAGAGTAGATCAAGTAAACTTGAAGGATGAAGCAACCAGTCTCACAACCTCAATACGGGGAAAATATCGCTGGACGTTTATTTGATGTTGCTCGTCAACTTCAAAAGAATCGTGAGCGTGTAACTGGTTTTCGTCGCCCCACACCCGTTATCGACAAGGTAGCTGACGGGGAAAAAGTAATTGCCGCTTTACAGGCCAATAAGCAAAATGAGCAAGAACAAGATGCCGCCAGAACTCCTGGAGCACTTCAAAAAGAAGGAAGCCAAGAGGGAGGACGGCAGCGAAATGTCCGACAAGGAAAAGAGGAAGGCAGCCTTGGACAAAGCTCGCAAGTACAAAGAGCAAAAGAAAGACAGCAAGGACAGCGAATGAGGTAGTATTCAGTAATACACTGAACAATACTTACCGTGCCTGCGTACCAACATCTTGCATACCGCCGTAACGCACAAGCGGCTGCTCGCAGGCAACAAATACGTGTTCCCCGAAATCTTGAATCTCTGGAGAGAGCACGGGAAGATTTTGGATTTTTTTGTGAGTACGTAGCAGATAAACCTCCGGCTGACCACCACAAAGAATGGCATCGTCACTTTGTTACCAACGAAGACAGTAGCTGCCTGCGAAAAATTGCTGGACCCAATGTTGATCTCCTGGCACCACGTGGCTCTGCTAAATCAACAGTCTTGGGTCTGTTTACTGCCTGGGCTATTGGTGTTCATACGGCAGCTAAGTTACCGCTGCAGATCTTGTACTTGTCGTATACAGTCGATATTGCGCGTTCTAAATCGGCAACCATCAAACGCATCATCGAAAGCAAACGATACCAAGAAGTTTTCCCAACCGTACGCCTTCTAAAGAATGTTACCAGTAACGAGTACTGGTCCATTGACCATAAGTTTGCAGGCATTGATACCACAGGTGAGGAACAATTTACACTCTGCGCTGCGGGCCTCAAGGGCTCGGTGACCTCCAAGCGTTCGCATCTGGTCATCATCGATGACGCTATCAAATCAGCCGCAGACATTTCCAACCCTGACATCCGGAAACAGATGCAGGACAACTGGAATGCTGTGATTGCACCAACCATGTTTGAAGGCGGGCGAGCAATCTGCCTTGGCACACGTTTCAGGCACGATGACATTCATGCCACGACATTCAACCCACAGAACAATTGGTTGCAAATTGTGCTTTCCGCCATCATCAATGATCCCAAGACTGGGGATGAAATGTCGTACTGGCCGTCAATGTGGTCCTTGGATTACTTGAAGGAAAAGAAACGACAAGCACCAATTGCTTTCTCGTTTCAGTACATGAATCAAGTCATCAGACAAAACGAGTTATCGTTGGCGCCAGAGCTGA